GCTTGACCATGATCTTCTTTGGCGCAATGCTAATTTTCATTCTGTATTTTCTTCAAAACGAGGTTGACAATGACTGATGAAGATGAAGGATTTAACGAGATGGAGAAGCGTAGTTTGTGGCGCAAACGTGCCGTACAAGCAACCATATCAATCAACCCATACCGCAACATTGTCATCGAAGAAATTGCTCAAGAAGTTGAGAAGATGCAAGGGTTTGGCAAAGACACTATTGACAGTTTGACTGTTTACATCAGAGAGATGAAGGCATGACACAAGATGAAATCATTGAGATGGCTAAAAAAGTCTATGGAGACACAAATTGGACTGAGGCATCACTTTCTAGACTTGAATGCTTTGCCAAACTTGCAGTTGCTAATGAACGCGAAGCCTGTGCAAAGTTGGTAGGTGAATTTGCTCAAAATTATTCAGCTTACGAATTAGCCACAATTATCAGAGCAAGGGGACAAGCATCTACATGACACCTGACGCAATGATGACTCCTAAAGAGATGGAGTCCTACAAACCAGACATTGAATTAGTAATCCTTGCTAGGCAAGCTGGATTCCTCATGCCTGACTTTGCCATAGACAAAGCAAACGATGCTTGGGCGTGTCGTAAAGTACCAGCAATGTGGCTTGCCCTCGCAAAGTTTAAATACATCTGCCAACAAGAAGAAAAGGCTAAGTTTGCCGATGCTTACGCTGAGTTCAACAAGCTAATTAAGCCTGTAGTCCATTCAGATACTGAGTCTTCCCCGCCACCTTAACAGCAGTCAACTCCTGCTTCTTGAGGTTGTTAGGGTCATACGACACATGAACCCATCCCGAATCAGGGATACCCTGTGTGTAGAACTCAAGGATAAGTTGTGTGTAGTCCAAGTTATCCATAATCCACTGAGCCAGATCAGCATTGGCAATGCCAACAATCTCTATATCTGCCGCCATGCCCTTGCAATGGTCTGAGGTCTTAGAGCCACCAACAGCCGCATTGGACTCAGGACTACGATAACCTGAGTTAACAGTAACAGACTTGCCAAAATGCTCACGCACAGGTTGTAGCACTTTGTCACACAAAGTCTTGAGATTGTCAATCGTTTCCTCATCAGGTGTGTTATCAATACCAAGACGGGTAGCGGTGTCAGATTTGGTAAGTTCTTTAAAAGAAAAATTGGCAGATAAGTTCATTTGTTTAACCTTTCGTTGTAAAAATTGAGGGGTTATTGCTAGCAACTGTCATAAATCAGAGATAGGATTTTACTTGGCAATCGTGCCATAACAAGGGGAATATTATGTTTAAGATTGAGATTGACATTGCTGATTGGGACTTTGGTAAAGAGACAGTGACTGTTGAGACAGGTGATTTCGATAAAATCGCTATCATCCAAGAATTCATTGAATTTCAGCAGTTGCATGGCTGGTGCGTTGACTATGACGTTACCGAGGAATTTGCTGAGAACCAGTCTGACGAATACGAATTTGACGCAGACGAAACCGATGAAGACGAAGAATACGCAGAATACGAAATCGGAGAGATAGTAGAAGACGACGATGGTATTGTGTGGAAACGTATGGCATAATTTAGTCGCAGTTGTTACTTGCGGGGGGTCTTCGGACTCCCCTTTTTTATAGCTTTTTATAGTTTTATATCGTGTTCTGCTTCTATGTCTCTAGCCAACTGCCGCCAATCCAAACTACGTCTATACAAGGTATATACACGCTCCTCAGTTAAAGGTTCAGATCGGCGGCTTAGTCTGTCATTTGCTTGAGCCAAAGCAAGCTGCGTTTCATGCAATATATTATGCAGTTCTTTAATCTCTGATCTGAGATAAGCGACAAGATCATACGTCATACGTCATACACCTTACCTCTAAACTCTATTTTGCCCTCATCCCACTTATGCACCAATTCAGGCCAGAGCAATTTACCTTCGTGAAACGTCAATACAGCAAAACCTGACCTGCCAAACCTGTTTCCTGAATAATCTGCAAACGGGGTCACCTTGAGACTATGAAGGTGTCCTGTAACGATGCTTACGCCAGCATTGACAGTATTGTTGTGTGTAGCGTGTACACCGCCCTTCCAGCGGTGTTTGACCACTACATTCTCTGTAGGCCAACATGACCAACATGGATACCAACTAGGAAAATGGTCTTTCAGGGAAAACCCCTTAACTTGCTCATACTGAGGTGCATTGGCAGCTAGGCGGTTCTCAAACCTAGCATCATGGTTGCCCAATGTCCACACTAGGTTTACATTGTGTCTAGCTTTCTTGGCTGTATCTTCAATCTCACCAAGGGCTATCTCACAGGCTTTTAACTCTTGGATTACAGATGGGGTTGAGTCCCATCCAATACGAGGAAAACGGCTAATAGAAGCGCCATCAAATACATCTCCATTGGCAATGACAGCCTTTATACGCTGTTGTATGGATGCTCGGCCAAAAGTGAGCATCGCTAAAAACAAGAACAATGCCATTTTCAATCCCTAGTTCTTTTCTTGCTGGATTAGATTTTGGAAGTTGAACAGGATTGTTTTTTGATACTAATTTTTCCCCATACTTTACTTCTATATTATTCTTGCGTCTAAGTATGTTGCGCTTATCCATACCTATAGTTTTTGACATGACAGAAGCCGACTCATAAGTCTTCCAGAGTTCAATAAACTCTTTATCGCTGTAAACAGGTTTTGGCATGACAACTCCATTGAAGTTGCCTAAAATTAAACTAAATCAATGACAACAGCATGAATCTTAAGGTGATTTATTCAAAGTTTGATAAACTGTTGTATAAGCCTCAATACAGGCATTCAATTGTCTGATGGCTTTGTCTCCATCGTCTGTGATGGCGATAAGATTTTTAGCAGTCTCTCTGTCAAGTTCGGCTGTTGCTTGAACGCTATCTCTGGGGGCAACGGGGGCATCTGAGGCGGTATGTACGGGGCAGATGGGGGTTTGGACAGGAACCCGCAACTTGAGACTACCAGCGTCAAGAGCAGAATGTAACTTTTGGGTTTGAAGTTTGGCATTGTTGTTGGCCTTTACAAGTTGTGTTGTTTGAGTATTTACAGCCGCTACTAGGGCTTGTTCCTTTATTCGTGCCTCATCGTTTAAACGGGCAATCTCAATTTGTTGCCTATTACGCTCAGAATCCTCGCCTTTTGTGTAGGATAGCGCACCAAAGCCCAAAAAAGCACAAATCAGGGCAAGTATTACCCAAGGATTAAGTAGGCTTAACATCATCTACTTTCATCATGGCCTCAGTCTTGTCTTTGCTGGACTTGCTTGACCCATAGAAGAACGAAATAATTGTAGCCACTGCTGTACCCAACAGAAAGCCCAAAATGATGTTTGCGAAGTCCCTGCCACCTTCAGGCAACAATATAAATGTTACGCAAAAGAAGTAAAGAACTGAAGTAGATGCCCAAAACCATGCATAGTAGTAAATGAAGTGTTTGGCTGTCTTGTCATTGGGGTCTATCGGTTCTTGCATCTCGTTTCTCCTGTTCAAGTTGTTTAATCAGCTTTTGCACTTTTTCCTGTTGTTGCTTGGCTTCATGCTTGGTTTGCAACACATCCATGTAAAGCATACCCAAAATAGGTAGCAACATACCCACAAGCAAACAAGCAGCAATCCATCCCACTACGTTCTCCCAATCTTGCTTAAGACTCCTATCAGGAGCCATATATATAGGAGGCAGAGGATAGTCACTAGAAGATACGCTTGCTTTTCTGCTAAGAGGCGCTCTCTTTCCTTTCGTTGCCATTGTTCTGCATCCCGCATTTTCCTTGCTTTTGCTTGTTCTTCAGCAATGATGTCTCTCATGCTGAACACTTCAGAATACAAAGCACCCATCTCAGGTGGAGATTGATAGACCATGCACTCTCTGATCTGAACTACCAACCTATCCATTTCCTGCTGTGCAAGAACCCTGTTTAGGGCTTCTTCCATCAGGTTCACATCTTCATCGAATACAACTGTTCTAGACTTCTCTTCAGCTTCCCTTATGTGTTCCTCAAGCATGGACTGCAACTTGAAGAACTCACTTAAATTCTTTACTATCTCTGTTTTGACTTGAGTTTCATCAACAGGTACATACTCAGACTTACTAGCCTTTGCCACAGACTTTGCAGTTTGAGGCTTGGGGCTACCGCCAAATAGTTTACGCAAAGAACCCCAAAATCCTTTAACCTCTTTGCCAATGGCAATAACTTCATCGGCAGTACGCTTAATAGAAACAAACTGTTCTTTAGCTTGCTTGTAAAGTTCACAGCCAGCTTGGATGTTTTTGACCAAGCCAGCCGCAAGTAAACAAATAGATATTGGGTCAATTTTGTGTCCTTATTCTTCGGTGGCTTGTTGCATTTCACGAATACTGCTCGGATTAGTCAACAGTTCAGTTATTCGTTGTTTTTCTGATGCTGGAAGTTTATTTAAAAGATCAGTCGTGCCTTGAGGGGTTTTTAAGGCATCAGTAAGTATCTTCATGCTCTTGTTGCCAACAGCTTTCTCTAACTCACTAACAGCTTTATTTCCAGCAGATGCCCAAAAGCTAAACCATGATGGCAAACGCATCATTGATGTTTGTTCTTTTAGCAATTGAGTAAGAGCAGCTTGACCCTCTGAAATCTGCTCGTTTACAGATATTTGTGTAAGACGCTTTTCTGCTTGCGCCCTCAAAACATCCATCGTGTTGTCAGCCAACTCTGTTGCAATGTTGTATCTGCCTTTGCCAAGAATCTTCTCAACTTCTTCAGGAGATTCATTTTGAACTAAGCGTACAAATTCATCTTTATTTGTTTTCCAAAGACGCAATGCCTTACCGCTTAGTTTGCGCTCTGCAATTTTTTGCATTCCAATTGTGTAGTCTTGCAAATATTTGCGATAACCAGTTCCACCAGAAGACTCAATGGCATCAACCAACAATGGTCTTATATCTGATAAGACAGATGAAGCAAGATTGCGTTGAGCAGTTGCATCAATTGATGGTCTTAGTTGTGCAATAGCAGCATTTACAGAGTTCTTTCTGATTGCATCTAAAGCCCTAGCATCTATTACTCCACCGCTAGAAGTCCATTTAGCTATATCGTCAGAAACATTCTTAACTGCTCCAAGCAATACATCATTGCCAGCAAATGATGGGTTATCAGCAATTGCCAAAATGTTTCTAGAAAGTTGATTTCCTTGTAATGGTTTGATTCCAACAGACTTCAAAGCATCAGCGGCGGCTTGAGCAAAACGAGCGCCTTGACCCAAATCGAGAGATGCTTGTGCCGCCCTATCAGACCACTCACCAAAAGCCTTTTCAGCCAATTCGCTTGGATATGTGTACTTGCTTGCGCCAACAGGCAATCCGCGCTTAATCAAATTTAATCGAGCATATGCTTCAGCAACATTTCCTGCCTTAATCAAGTCTCTAACTTCTTGTACTTTTGCAGCCGCCTCAGTGCTTAATTTACCTGCTTGAGCTTCGTAATCAGCAACAGCTTTACCAAGATTAGCGCGATCTAATGCCGCTTCTCTTTGTGGTGAAGTCATTGTGTTAAGTGCATTTTTAGCGTTATCTAAAACTGCCCTAACTTCTGCGGCGTTTCCTCCACCAGCTAATTTAGACAACGCTTTTAGTGATTCATCTTCACCAAAGAGTCTGATTTTTCTAAGAAACTGTGGGTCACGATCTAACGCTTCTTTTATCAATGCTTGCCATGTTGGGTTATCAATAGATGCAGTAATTTCAGCAACACTTGCATTAGTTGGTGAATTTTTTAAGGTATCTAAAACTTTGGGTAAATCATCTCCTAATGCTAATCTAGCAATATTAGCCGCTTTAAGTTGTGAAGATGAACCGAGATCAATAAGTTTGTTTACACCTCTTGTAACTAAAGGAGCAACAACTCTACCACCAGCCTCAAATGCCGCACCTTCAACAACATTTCTAATTGGCTCGGCAACAATAGCAGCACCTTGTCTTGGTTGTTTTATTCCGAGTCCAACATCAACAGCCTCTAGCCCTTCTCTTGCTAAACCATATCCCAATCCCGCACCAAAAACACCACCAGTTGCTGTGCCTACTGGCCCTGCGCCAAAAGTACCAGCAGTTCCACCAAGTAAACCACCACTAATAGCTCCAGCAGTTTCAATGGTAGGAGCAAGAACAGGTCTAACTATATTTTGATAAAACTTCTGACCAGTAGATAAATTTTGTGTTGGTCTAAAAGGAACAGTTGCTTCTCCTCCAGTTGGTATTTGATCTACAACAGTGCCAGTTGGAGTTGGTTCGAATTCAGGGCCACCAAAAGATTCGCCCACTAGTTTTAAAAATGCATCAGGGTCAAAATCAGAAGTTGATGGTGTTGTTGCCAAATATTTATCAGGGTCAAAATCAGCCATGTTATTTGACTCCTAAACGTGCTTTAATTTGTGCAGATCGTGGGTCATTTGGATTTGAATTTGCCCAATCCATTGCTTTTTTATCTTCTCCTGATAATTGCCTATTTGAATTGGCTCCCTTTTGCATCCCACTACCTTTAACATAATCTCGTTCAAGGCGATCAATAATTTCCATTGATGCTTCGTACCCAAGGTTTACATCAGATAAAGAATCAAGCATTGACTTCAACTCAAAATTAGAGTTAAGCTGTTGAGATGACATACCAGTAGCATTTTTAATTGCTTGAGCAATTCTTTGTTTTGCGCTGTTTATCAGATTTCGGTCTGTTTGTTCTTTTGTGCCAAAAGTTTTACCAGCTATTTGTCCAACAGTACTACCTTGTATGCTAGAAAGCAAATTGGATACAGGATTTCTTTCTTGGCTAGTTATTGCTCTTTTTTCATTTAAAGAAGTAAATGATGCTCTTAAATCATCAAGCTGATCTTGTAATTGTCCTTTACCTTCCGTAGCTTTGTTTTCTCTAAGAGCCGCCGTAGGTTCTTTGCCTGAAATACCAATAACTCCAGCCGAGCCTATTCCACCGCCTTTATATTGACGAGTATCAATAGAAATCATTTGATTTGAATTGGTTGGGTCAACAATAGTTGTAACAGATGGAGCAGGAGGTTGCTTTAAAGAACCAACAATCTTTGCAAGAGACTCTTTTGAATCTCTATCTGCTTGTTTCATGCGCTCATCAAACTTTCTTTGAGCCTCATCTCTTTCTTTTTGTGTAGTTGCTCTATCCAAGTCACGATCTTTTTGTGCTTGTATTCTGTCTTTTTCTATATCTAAACGTGCTTGTACTCTTTCATTTGCAATATCAAGTCTTTCTTGACGATCTTTTGCTTTAGTGATAGATGTTTGTATTATGGACAAAACCTTATCAGACGAACCATACTTAGTTGCAACACGCAAAATATCTTCTTCTGTTGGATTAACCAACTTAGACAACTCATCACGAAAATCTTTTTCTTGTTTGATGGTCAGTTCAGCTTTTTCTGCTTCAGCAGTTGCTTTTCTAGCAGTAGCCATACCAGCTTGCATTTGTCTACCAGCATCAGCAATTGCTATAGCAAACTCTGGGTCACCAGATTGAGCCGCAAGTTGAGCAACCCTCATGTATGACTCTGGTTTAGATTGATCTAGCTGACTAGCTAACTGTTGCCGTTGCGTAATCCTCTGCAACTGTGGGTCTTGACCACCCAAAGCACCGCCTACAGCTTGACCAAACTGATAACCAGCAGTCCTAGCACCTAAAGCCGCTTGTTGAAACGGGTCTAACTGCACTTCCTGAAACGCACGACTACGAGCCTGTGCTAACTGGTTTTGTTGGTACTGCTCAGGAGTAGTGAACAATCCTAAGATTTCTGATGCCATTTTCTTTTCTCCTTACTGAATGCTGGTTATTGAGCAATTAAATATCGGCCTGTTGCAGGGTCTAGATAACGAACTCGCGGGTCGTAGTTGTAAGAATTATTAGAAGCGTAAGGCGCATTGGCATCTATAAGTTCACCTGTATACATATTCCTACCTTGTTGTGGCGTTTGCCCAAATAACTGGCCTACAGCATTGTTAAAAACAGGACTGTTTGCTACACCAGATAAGAGGTTTCCAGTTCCAGAATAAGTATTTGCTGGAGCCATTGTTCTTGCCGCACCTGTAATACCTTCGCTTAAGAATCTACCTCCAGCGGCTGTACCAGCAGTAGTTTGTGCGCCGATTGAAGTGCCAAGAGTCAAAGGTCGTTCTGCAAGGCTTTCAAGTGCTGATGAGGTATCCATTGCAGTTGCAAATGGTGCATAAGCCCCTGCTTGACCAGAATAGAATCTATTTTGTAAATCAGCACCAGTGCCAAACAATCCAGCACCAAACTGCTGACCTTGTTGAGTCAAACCTACTCCTCTACTATATAAATCCGCACCCGCAAGTTGTTGAGCCTGAGTTAAGCCTGTTCCTGAACGATACAAGTCTGCACCAGCAAGTTGTTGGGCTTGCGTCAAACCTGTTCCCTGACCATACAAATTAGCACCAGCAATCTGTTCTTCTCTTGTTAATCCTCTACCAGATCGATACAAGTCTGCACCTTGAAGTTGTCTGCCAGAAGTAAGTCCCAAGCCTGTTGAATACAAGTTAGCACCAAATTGTGTTTCTTGTTGTCCTGCTTGTCTTGCATTAGCCGCAAGTTGCAGATCACTTTGTGCCAATGCGTTGTAATAGGCTTGCAATTCAGGAGATGTAGCGCCTAAATTACCACCTTGAGCAGTAGCCGCACCACCTCGACCTTGTTGGAATAGCCTGTTTTGCAACTGAGCAAGTTCATTCTGCCGACTAGGATTAAGCAATGCTTGTTGTTTGGTAATGTAGTCAGCAGCTATCTGATCAGGTGATTTTTGTAAGTACTGTTGACCAAGGGATGTAAGTGGTTGACCCACATCAGAAGCAATGTATTGTTGTCCAAGTTGAGTCAAAGGTTGACCAGCTTGGGATTGCATATATGTTTGACCCAAACTTGTTACAGGCTGTCCAACTTGGGAAGCCATATATGTTTGACCCATGCTAGTCAAAGGCTGACCCGCTTGAGACTGCATATATGTTCTACTCATGTCCGTTAACGGCTGTCCCAAATTACTGTTAAGGTAATTTTGACCCAAACCAAACAGACTCTGTGCCGCACCAGTTAACGGCTGATAAGCGGCTCTAGCACCTTCAGCATCAGTCAAACCTTGATTAGCAAGTACTTTCAATCTATCTTGGTAACCTGTGATTTCAGCGCTAGGCGTATACCCTGCACCAATCACATTACCTTGTGCATCAGTCTGAAAGTTTGATGAGCCAAATCGAGTAGTCACGCCAACAGGTCTAAACCTAGCAGCATCAGCAGCAATTTGTGCCGCACGAATTTGTGCGTCAGCTTGTGTTTTAGCCGCTTCCTTTGCTTGCTCAGATGTTAGATAAGAACCACCAGCACCTATCAATCCTTGAATAACAGATGGCGCAAGTTTATTTAAAGTTTCTAATGGAATTCCAGTTGCGCTTGCAAGGGAAGAAAGAATACTTGAAGCAGCACCAGTTCCAGCAGTCGCAGCGCCTCCAGCGGCAGCACCAGCTACAGAAGCCGCAGGAGGTACAACAGGAGGAGGAGGAGCAGGAGGAGGTGTAACAGCAGGCGCACTACTTAACAAACCTGTTCCTGCCGCAGCACCACCAGCACCACCAGCACCGCCAGCGCCAGCAACAACTTCTGGGCTTAGGAAGTTAGCAGCTACAGGTGAAACTAAACCACCACCAGCAAGTACAGCAGCATCAAGTCCAGCAGTTGTTGCAGCCAAGTTAGCAGCAGCACTTGCAGCTTGTGCCGCAGAACCGCCCATGCCAGCATTAATTAATGCACCAGCATTGCCTCCAGCCGCCGCTGTACTAGCACCCGTACCCGCTGTACCAAAGCCACTACTAGAAAGGTAACTAGAACCTAATGCAGCCAAAATTATTGGGGCAAGTTCAGAGCCTAATTCGTATAGACCGCCAAAATCACCACTATCTAAATTATCTGTATCAACAATCCCCAAATCTATAACCTCGCCTTGTGCATTGAGTCTTGGGACAGATTGGATGTTTGGTCGGCTTGGGTCGGGAGTTAAAGCATTACCTTCTTCTAGTGTCAAAAATCGAAAATTACCTTGTTCGTCATATTTCGCAACAAGTGGGATGCCCTGATACGCTTGCTCATTTGGTAATGTGTAACCTGTAATTCTTTGTATACCCTGTCCTAATTGTTCTACATCTGCAAATTCTCTATCAAATGGTGCTGGTCTTTCTGGAGATGCAACTCTCATGTCATAAGAACCAAATGGTGCTTGATATGGCTCTGATAACAAACCCATTTGTCTTAGTTGTCCAATACCATAAAACTCAGGCAAACCAGTTTGAGGATTAATAGTGCCAGCACCACCCATAGCCCTTAACAATCCTGCTTCTTGAGGATTAATATGAGCAAGCATGGTGTCGCCATACCTACCCTTGGATGCTAAGTTTTGATATTGCTTATTAATATTTGGCATTTTCTTAACCCCTTAAACAGTACCATTGGCAACAATATTGCCCAACACAGTGAAATTACCTGAAGAATCTATCTTGGCAACAGCAGTCGCTGAGTTGTAGATGTACAAGACATTGCTCGTCTCTACAAACGAAAAGTTTGTAAAGTCACCATCTGCCTTTGAAGTAATCGCAGTTTGGATGTTGTTGAACTCAGTATCAATCTCAGTTCCCTTAACAACCTTTGCCGCATTACCAGAAATCAAGGCATCTTTTGCCGCAAAGTTGGTGGTTTTCGTGTAATTTGCCATGATGTTTCCTT